TTGCTATCGGATGCACTGGTGATATGGTGAACGACATGGTGTTGCCTGAGATCGTTGGACACTTCGCAGACACTAACCTTGAAGGCCATTACCACATCAGCGGACGACGCTATGAGCTACCGACTGGCGGAAACATCTATCTGCGCTCTGCTGAGAAGCCGTATCGCATCGAAGGCCAGCACGTCAGAGGGGCGATCCTTGACGAACCATCCGAGATGAAGTCGCTTATCTGGCCTATCATCATGAGCCGTACCGCATTCCATCGAGCGCCTGTGCTGTTCTGTGGCTACCCTACGAACATGGGCTGGTATTACGAGGCGCTGTATGTTGCGTGGCAGCAGGGCGACCCAGACATTTGCATCCTTGAGTTCCCGTCAACAGCGAATCCGCTCTACCCTGTAGAAGAGATGGAACGAGCCAAGCGGACGCTACCACCCTGGCTATACGAGATGCGATGGGAGGGCAAGTTCCGTAAGCCGTTCGGCCTTGTCTATCCGGATTTTGACGATGGCTGCTACGTTGAGCCGTTCGACATACCTGAAGACTGGCCGACTTACACGATGGTAGATCCTGCGGTACGTTACGGGGCGCTAATGTTCGCGTGGAATCATGGCGTCTACTACGTCTACCATGAATACTACAACGAGGTCGTGCAGTCAGCAGAAGATTATGCAGAGGGCATGCTTGATCTTCAAGAGGGGTTGAACCAAGGATGGATATATGATCCCGCCCGATTGACTGACGTAGTGAACCTAGCTGCTCATGGCTGTGGGCCATTCTACAAGGCAATGAACCCAGTTAGGCCAGGGATCATCACACTAACAGGTCTTATCAAGACAGGACGGTTTAAGGTGATGCGCGGACGCGCGCCTGTGTTCATGGATCAGATGGCAAAGTACCGCTGGCCGACTGACCCAGTGACGGGCAAGATAGTGGAAGGCGCAGAGAATCCGATTAAGAAGTATGACGACCTCCCAGACTGTGCTCGCTATGGGGCGCACACGCTGGAAAGCGCACCGCTTGAGGAACGCGGTATAATGGAAGTGGATCTCGGAGAGGAAATCAGTCCGTACTAGGAGGCAGAGATGAAACTGTGGATATTGGAGCCAGTAGAAGACAGTGACAAATGGATGCCTTGGTATGACAAGGCGTTTGGTTTTATTGTCCGTGCAGAATGCGAGGAAGACGCGCGGGCGATAGCTGCTAATGATCACCGCGATGAAGGCAAAGAGGCTTGGCTGTCTAATGAGTCGTCTACGTGTCAGCAACTTACTGATGAAGGTGAGCCAGAGATGGTTATGAGTGACGTTCACTGGGCATGATATGCCGCATCCGGCAAAACACGCGAAGTTGCGAACGTCGTATCCATGCGATAAAATGAGGCGTCATGAAAGAACAACGCATTCCGATATTGTGGGGCGATGAACAAGATGCGCTTACTTCGTGGAAGGACGTCTGCTTCTGGCAGGCAGGCCAGCGAAAACGAATCAAACGCAGGTACAGGAAGCGCGTTCGTCGGCTTGAGCGTGAAAATCACAACCGCCTATCCATGCGATTAAATGCGGTTGATTGAATCCGCGAATGTGGTATAATTATGATACTATGCAGAAGGAACGAACAAGGCCATACCCGTCAGAGAACAGGAAGCTTACAGAGAAGACGTGTAGGGATTGCGGAAAGTTATTGCCAATATCGAAGTTTGGCTGGAATGGCCGAGGAGATTGGCTCCCAAGATGTAAAAAGTGTGACACAATACGGCTTAGAGAATACAGGCGTAGAAGGGCAAATAAAATGAGGGAATGGCTTGATGGAATCAAAATGGAAAGTGGTTGTTTATGCTGTGGGGAGATGGAACCACGAGCGCTTGTATTCCACCACAGGAACTCGGATAAGAAGTTGTTCTCAATTTCTAATGGCATTAGTCGTAGCAAGAAGTTATTGCTATCCGAAATAGCAAAGTGTGACGTGATGTGTTTCAATTGTCACGCCAAGGCACACGCAGGCGTTATACCATTTCCTAGCAGAAAGAAGGATATAGATGCGGTCTGAGGAAAGTGGTCGTCGACACGCTTATAAAGTACTGAGCACAAGGAGGCGCGATGAAGATAGACATGCACGACGTCAAGGTAGCTACCATATCTGCCATAGTAACGGCGATAGCGACAGCGGTTGTTGCAGCACACATAGCTTGTCTAGTTCTGAAGTAAAGGAGCACGATGCCCCAGCTCCAATTCGACGCCAAGGTAACGTCCAAGGATGGAACGATGCTGATGTATATCCGTGGTCCGTTCAACACTGCGGATGGACCGAGCTTCCAGTTCAAGGTGTTCCCGGTGACTGAGATGCGCGAGTGGGCGCAGATATGGAAAGACGAGGAGGTAGAGGATGAGAGTACCCGAAATGAATAGAGCGAAGGCGGCGGTCATCGTTGAGTTAGCTGCGATTGGATATAGCGAAGGATTGGGGTCATGCGATTGGCGTACAGAATGTGCTTTAATGACAGAGATTGTTGAGACGTGGCCTTCATTGAAGGATGAGGCAAGTCATCTACCGTGGGGCAAGTGGGCCGAGGATGCGAACTGATGCCAGGACAACGTAACCGACCGACGATGCAGAAGAAGAAAGGCATGTCAAAGCGGTTCAGGCGCAAGCTATCAGGCGGGATGCTTGGGCGGTTCATTCACGCGTCCAACTACAAAGGCGCGAAGGATGTGGGGCGGAATGATCCGTGCCCGTGTGGGTCGGGGAAGAAGTACAAGCGATGCTGTATGAAGTGAGGAGGCGAGGATGAAAGTCTATCTAGTAAGCGAAGGGTGTTATTCTGACTTCACTATCATCGGAGCATTTTCTACTCCAGAGAAAGCGAAAGATGCTGCTGATTACTTCAACGCAAATGAGCACATTGACGAGTATGAGATAGATCAGGATGCGAAGCAGCGCCCGGTTGGTATGAAATCATTCAGCGTTACGATGGACAGAGAGGGCAATGTTGTCAAAGATGAGTGGTCTCATACCAACGTGATACATGAATGCAGCGGTAGTAATGCAGATAACGATGTTATCTATCCATATGGTGGATACAGAGGGATGCCGACTCACGCATCGTTTCACGTATGGGCAAGAGACGAAGAACATGCTGTCAAGATTGCCAACGAGAAACGCGGCGCGTTGCTTCTTTCTAACGGGTGGCCCGGTGATGATAAATGACACACCACATCGTCACCCTATCCGACATGATCGATGCGTTCGACAAAGAGCAGCCCAAGCCAGGCCGCGAGACATCCGCGTTCCTCAAGCGTTGGAAGCTGAAGGAAATGAAAGAGAAGCACAGCTCGCATAATCATCTGGCCGAAGCTGTACGCAGTATCAACCATGCAGGGATCCAGAACATCCGCGAGACGAAGAAGTTCAGGGACGAACGGCATGAGGTTCACAGAGTACAACGAAAGCGCCGTATGATTCGTGAGTTCGCGGCGGAGAGTGAATAGGAGGCGTTGATGACCAACTGTATTGAGAGCGACGCGATGTTTGGAATGTGTGCTGGTCTGCAACTTAGGGAATGGTGGATCATGGATGGTATTGAAATGGATGTTGATGTCTACATTCTAGCGAATGGATCGCATGACATGTTGCGCATGAACAGTGTCAAAGCCTACAAGTTGTCTGATTACCTGTTAGCTACTTCTCAGGTAGACATCAACAAGGAGTAAGTGACGCCCCTGGTTTGCACAACAGCCGCAAGTGTGCTATAAATTGACGGTGACAGGGAGATCGCTATGGCCAAACCCACTGTTGCATCGTTGAGCGAAGACGTCCGCGTGATGCGTGACAACTACCAGGAACGTCTAGCTGAACTGGAGCTTGAACTAGAGGATCGTGGCTGGGATAAGCTATCCGGTGGTTCCGACACTGAGTTCACGCGGCCAGCACTTCGCAAGATATGCAAAGAGTCCCTACTCTTCTACCTCAAGAACCCTCTGATCGGTCGCGCTGCCAAGACTCAGGCTAATTACGTGTTCGGCAATGGCGTCACAATCAAGGCTAATCACCCAGTAGTTGATGAGGTTGTGCAAGCGTTCTTAGCTGATAGGAA